TTAATTTGTTTTTCAGTTCATCTATACCTGTCCTATCTATTGTTTCAGAAATCTCACTGCCACCCATGTTTAACAACTGCCTATAAAGTAGATTAGGCTTTTCAGTATGGGGATTATGTTCGATAAGTAACTCTAATATATATTCATTCGACTTTCTACTTTTCATTGCATTTTGTAACTTGTACAACTCAGGCAAAGTAACATATCTTAAAATATAATCTGTTGTCCAACCATATTCACTTGCCAATAAGTCAACTACTTCCCAGAACCAGTCTTTGTTTCTTTTTTGAACATCTGTGTTACTTCGCCTATCTCTTTTTTTATTTCTTCAACTTCATTAACCTCAAGCAAAACCCTGAAAAGCCTAATCACACTTTTTAGATCTAAATTCCTAATAACATCAACTTCCACACCAGCAAAATCAGACAATAGATTGAAAATATCTTCTGTATGCGTTTTTATTAACTTGATAAATATAGCCATGTTATTGGATTTATCTTCTGTATCAATATCAGCAAATTCAGATGGTATTTTTTCAATGAAGTTTATTAAACCTAATATCTTTTCAAAAGGTGCAGGTTTGATCGTGTACTCAATTTCATTTAACTTTGTTTTTATTTCCATAATAAGCGAGGCTTAAAGCCCTCTATGCTTAAATTAATTGTCAGGAAGTGCTATCGCCTATGAATCCGAGATAATTACCATCTGTTTTAGTTTCGTCAAGCAAAGCAATGAACTCTACTTCTATGATCTTCTCGCCATCATTCGTGAAAGGTAATTCAATACTCGAAGCAACAACTGCCTTGTGCATTACAACATCATCATCTAAATTTCCTACTTCATTTGCTATTGGGTGTAATACTAAAACCTTAGCATTATCACTTAAAGCATCTCCAACACTTGAACCAATAGTTAATTTATCACCAGAAGTCGTACCCTCTGGAATTGCAATCGCAAGGTTTGCTAATGTAGCTTCAGCCAATGGAACTTTTGCAGTAAACTTCTCACCGAGTAGTCTTTTTTCAACTACTGTTTCACCATAGTAATCCACAGTTACATCATGATAAGTCGGTTCATAAGTAACCACAACTCCGCCTTTTGTATGACCTAAGTCCACATTATTGAATTTTACTGAGCAGACTCCCAATTTTACATTCTGGATATCAGCCATTTATTTTTCATCTAAAATTATATTCTTAGGACTCCTAAAGTTAATCGTGGTAATGTTCTTACATCTGCCACATTTAATCCTTAATCGTCCACTATAAATATACTCCTCACATAGCAAAGCCCTACAGTTAGGACACCTCAACTCCCTGTACGGTTTACTACCATATTTTAGCATATTCACCTCCCTCTTGTTTGTGTTCTAAAATTCGCTGAATATTCACTCCTCTGTTTTTCGTCTTTGCCAAGTAGGTTTATTTCACCAGTTAATAAAATATAATAATAATAATTACCATCAGCAATTAACTCTAAATTGTATTTCTGATGTAGTAAATTTACTATACTTGTTATTTTTGAATACGCTGTTGCTGTAGATTCATTCCTTACTAAAACTTCAAATGTAGGATTGCCAACAGGAATATCAATGTCAGGAGTTTCACCACCTGTGTTATAAATAGCTATTACATTATTATCATCATCAGGTAGAAAATCCACGAAGATATCAACACCAACCGTTCCTATACTATTGTCCTCCAGATATTCAGCTACTTCTAAAGCCACATTTATCATTTCAAAGTAGTTTTTAATTTATCAAAATAATGACCTATCCAATCACCCTCGTTATTCTTAATAGGATCTTCTAAAAACTTAGCCTTTCTTCCATTCTTAAATCTGTACTCTGGGTGTTCATGCATTTTAGAAGCGTAATCGGTACTATACTTCATTCTATAACCCAACCTATCATTTAGAGGTTCAACATCCCACGAATCAGAAAGTGTACCAACATCAAACGGCACTTGTTTATTTGATTCATTTCCAATAATTACAGTCGCAAGTTCCAAAGATTTCCACAAGGCATTGACTGTTTTACTTGTAATGTCTTTTATATCCTGCGGTATCTTATGCTTCCAAATAATTTTCACTTCACTCATATTTCTTGCAGATCAACTTTATATCTCTAAAATGCCCAACCTCATTTTTAGGTTTATCAACAGATAGTACAAGGTATGTTTTACCACTAGTTAATATTTTACTACCAACTACTATACTAGTTCTTTTTAATGGTATATGAACAACTAGGTCTGAAAGTACCTTTTCACCTCTTTCATTTATTATTTCAACAGATTTTTCAACTACTCTAGCCTTTGTCATATAACCCGTATCGAAACTAGGCTCTCCGTATTCGTTTCTACTTTCTGTATTATAAATTGTTATTGAACAGTTATAATTTATCATACGATCAATGTTCCTTTTCTGTTCATAATTCCATGTAAATAATCTCTTGCCTTAGGTGCTACTAATCTCCTTGTACCATCTTTTACTGTATAAGAATAACCATCTATATTCTCATTTACCTTATCAGAACCTGAAGTGAAAAAGTCATCACCCATTTCGATCATATATTTAACTTGAGCCAATGTAGCTTTCTTTACCTTTTCGATAATGTACTTATAATAAATTGAATCAACCATCTGATAATCGGATTCTCTTGGAAATTTCCCTAATTGATATATTCTATAGACTGAAGTTGAATCAATAGCACTAGTGAAAGCTGAATTTACTGTAACAACTCCAGCCGTAGAACTTCCTGTTATTATTCTCGATTCACCAGCATTTGTTCCACTTATAATTTCCAAAACAGAATACGAAAGCATGTTCTCAGATAAGGCATTTATTGTACTATCGTTTGAGGTGTCAGTTAATGTTGTTGTAGTTCCAGACTCTGCAATTCCATAATAATCGTATTGTAAAAACTTCCTTTGAAAACCAACATATTCATCAATGATTTCTTCAGCCATTTCTATTCGTTCAATAGCTTCGGTATCATCAAGAATATTTATATCACAGTAGGTTTCAACCTCTGCTTTTGTTACATAACCTCTTTTCGTTTCAATAGCCATTTTTCATTACAATTATATTAACAATTAGGCGGTACTAATGTATCTCCATACCAATCCGTTTCATCTTTCTCATACCACCCTTGAGAAAAACCATATATATACAAACTTCTATCACTGGATTCAATACCTTTTATATATAAACTTCTATTACTTGATGAACTTGATCCACCTCTTATATACAAGCTTCTATCACTTGATAGAGTAATATAACCTTGTATCCATAAGCTTCTATCACTTGTAATCTGTACAGTTCCTTTGATATATAAATCCCTATCAGAATATGACTCTTGAGAAATTGAGTATCTTCCTGATATATAACCTTGCCCTAAATATGTTGCACCTAAAGGACTACAGCTGGTCATCTTTTAATTTTACATTTATATTATTTTGATATTCGTCTATCCAAATCTGTATCGTATAGTTTTTATAAATCGCTTCAACAACAGTATAGTATTCTGTTACTTCTGTTCCACTTGAACCAAGAACCACATTCCTAAAAGAATTATATTTATCAGCGTCTAAAGGTAATTGGATTCTCTTACCATCACACATAACCCCCAAGCCTACTATCTTCAAATCGTTTTTCTCCAAATGGTCTTGTAATTTCCACCAACTTGAATCTTCTCCCCCAACTTCCTCGCAAATACCAACACCCTCAATGATCAAACTTGTATCTGACAAAACAGCAAACCATTTTATTTTAGATCTTTGAATCTCCATTTTTACTGATAGCTAAAAGAGAACCTTATATCATTCGCAGTCTTTTCTCCAACACTAGACGGACTACAACTAATTGCCACATAGAAATTATGAGAAGTCGCAGGGGTATCAGAATCATCAATATCTAAAGCTGAAGCAGAACCATCAGCATTTGTCCAAGTAGAATCACCTTGCTCTGCTAAATAGATATCCATTCCAACAGGTGCTGTCGCTGGAGTAGTTCCATCAAAACCGAACATTGTTATATCTGTTACAGTAATGTTTGTATCATACGCAACTGTGATTTTTAGACTTGCTTCTGCTGTCGTCATTAACGATAAACTTTCAGTACCATCACCCCAATCGCCAGTCCCAGAAGCCACATACTTAACATTGTTAGGAGTATTAGCACTTGATTTATCTACACCTAAAGCAGTTTTTACATGAGTACCACCATTATAAGCACCAACGGTAACTGTGTTTCCAAATGTTCCATCTGAAAAAGCTATTATATCTGTATCTGATATCACAGTAGGTGTAACCCCTTGTAAATACCAAGTCGTAGTTAAAGCCATTTCTCTATTCTATAAAATAAACTTATATATTATATCATTCATACTTGCCATTACTTTATAATTACTTAACTAAACTACTGCACCAACTTTTCGAGGAGGTATAACTTTAACTTTTATCGTTCCACTACTATCGTCTGTTGTGTACGCCTCAAGTGCTACAGCTACGGCCATGTCACCACTTGCACACTGCATACCAATCCCTGCTGATGTATACGTACCCAAGAAGTCGCCCACCGCAATGTCAGCAGTTCCATTTACTAATGCACCATCATAAACACCCAGCACCAATACTGGACCATACGTTGCATCCGCAATATTAGCTGGTACAATCCCAATAACATGGTCATCCCCCTGTGTAGTAGTTGTATTTATCTCCTTTCCATCTGTGGAGGCCACCCTTTCTATAACAAAAGACCCAGCACTTATCACCCCTCCGCTGTTATTCTCCATTTGAATAATTCTCATTTCAGGGGAACTGTTTGAGGAATAATAGCTTGTATTATTTATACAATTTCCATAATTGGAACTCGACCCATCCTGTAAACTTACAATCGTTCCAGTAAACTCCCCGTAGGAGTGGTTGTTCATTACGTTGAAATTCACAGAGGCATCTACTTTAATAAATGTCCCTCCCCCTGTGTAACAGATGTTACCATGTGCTGTTGTCCAGTCGGTATCTAGCCAGATCCCTGTACCCGTTATAGTGTCATCGAACCAATTGTTTATTGCACACCCACCCCATTCTGAAAGTCGAATCCCATACTTGCCAGAGTTGACTGTTTCTATGTGGTTCCCAGAAACCATAGTTTTTTGACCCCCAAAAATTAAACTGCCACAATTAACACCCCCCTTGAACACATTGTCTTTAACTGAACAGTCAGCACCACTTACATATATACCCTTATCTCCATTTATATTGGTTATGTCCCAATAGTTCCTATTAAACTCTGAATTTGCACCCGATAACACTATTGGCGTTTGACTTCCAGTGGTTGTAGGTTTGGTTAAAAAATTCATTCTATTATCTTCCATATGACAACCGACACCAGAAACGAAGACATATTTACAATTATTGAAGTAGCAATGATGGACCCTTGAGTAAAGGGCATTTGTATAATCTACTGCTGCCGAACCCGTCACAAAATCCTCAAACCAACAATTATAAACCTCCCACATATATGCTTGACCCGTAGAAGAGTCTTTTATAGCAGACGCATTTTGTCCACCCTCAACAAACCTAATCCCCGTTATATAATTATAGTAGCAACTTTCAGTCCCCTCGTAGAAGAACTCCCGCCCACCTGTTCGTGTAAACTTAGTTCCATATCCAGACCCCTCGATGCTCACACCTGGTCTTAAATTGTTCCGCCCCCCTCCCTGTATAAAGGTGCCGTCTAAAATTTTAACAACACCCCCTCCAGCCGTATATACAGCATCAATTGCCGTTTGTAAGTCTTCGTAATCGTCAGTTCCATCACAAACAACATCGGCACCCGTATTATCTCGTGAGTCACTCAAGGCCACCACATAAGTAAACCCTCTCGGTCCTCCTCCTCCACCAGCATCAGCCCAACTTGGTACTCCACTCGCTAATGTCAATACTTGGTCGTCATCACCCTTACCTAATCTTGTAGCTACTCCATCAGCACCACCATAGATAATATCTCCTGCTGTGGTCATTGGATTCTCCATGTAACTACCCAGATCACTAATATCCGATTCCGTTAATGCTCTACTTTTCCATGAATCTCCATCTGCTACAAGTACATTCCCACTGGTTGCTGTAGCGTCCCCTACATCAGACAAATCTCCAATGCTCTCACCTGTAATATCTGTTAAATATGTTCCTAAATCGGTTATATCTGACTCCGTGTGAGTATGAGTAGCTTCTGCCAACCCTGCTTCCGTAGCTGTTTGATTTATATACTTTGAAGTTGATGTATCATAAGCAACTATGTCATTATCACCAACACTTGTTATTACTACATCAGCCAAATCTCCTATATTTTCACCAGTTATATCAGTCAAATAACTACCCAAATCCGTTATATCAGATTCTGCATGTGTATGAACTGTATCCGCCTTATCACTATCAATCCCATCAATTAAACCAGCAGTTACTCCAAGAAACACGTCCCAACCACTCGCAATATTTTTAGCAGTTGTTCCCTCTTGTTCTCTTTCTATTGTCCAAGTGTCCCCAGAAATAGCAGTAACCCTAACTATCTCTGAATTGGTGGAAGTAGCTTCAACACTAGACGGCTTCACAATAGCCATAAAAGCACCATCAACAGCAGGAACTGGAAATAATGTGCTTGAAGAAGCAGTAACTGTCATTGATGTACCGCCTGTCGACGGATTATTAGTAACATTAGTAACAGCGAAGTTTTTTATTGGATACATTTATTTGTTGTTAAACTTTAACAAATATATTATACCATTTTTAGAATCGAGATATTGTTTCCTCTAAAATCAATAACATACTTTTTATTCTCAATAAATTCTAAAACAGCCCTATTAACACCTTCAAGGCTAGTGTCATGTAATACAATATACTTAGGTTCACACTTACTCCATTTTTCAAGATCATGTTTAACTTCATCATAAGTATGGACTGCGTCTATTAAAAGTAACTCAACCGTATTATTCCAAACTGCACTCCTAGACAACGCAGGAAGTATAACAACCCTCCAACCCAATCCTTGTGCCTTTATATTAGTCAATAAATTAGTAGATACATAAGGCTCAACACAAATTAATCTATTCAGATCATTGGCAAGTAGCATTGTAATTCCACTTTGCCCCTCAGCACTACCTATTTCCAAAATATCGCCTGAAGCCAAAGAAGCATATTTATAAATTACTTCATTATCCTCTTTCGTATGCCAGTTTCTACTCCACGCCAAACTAGGTAAAATTTCACTCCAAATCGTTTGCTCACTATACATTTTCTATTATCTTCCAAAATTTATTTGATGTATTAACTTCCCTTTTAATTTTATCATAATCATTGAAATCCCAACCATACGATAAAGCACCTACATTTGAATTACATATTAAATTGCAACCACACAAATAAGCTTCAACAACTGTCCTGCCAAAAGGTTCATTCCATAATGGTCTATGATAAAAAGACTCATTTCTCTTATAAAACCTCGCTATGTTTTTTAGACTCATTTGTTCATATATTTTCACATTAGGATATTTTTTCAATGCTTCTGTTTCTCCCCAACCAACAATATTGAAAACCGTACTAGGATTGCTTTCAAGATAAACCATAAACTCATTCAAACCTTTTAACTCACACATATTTCCAACAACTGCAACGGTATTCTTTATTGGATCTCTATCTTTTGTATTGAATAATTTACTGTCAATCGGTGATGGTAAAATACTATAATCTTCTATGTTATAACCAACTTTTTTTACTGTAGTTTCATAATGCAAAGGAGATAGAAATATACTATGTTTATAACCTTTGAACGAATCCTTATAATTATCAGCTAACCAATAATCATGCTCATATCTTACACATTTATTCCTTTTCAAATGTTCAATATCACTATAGGCAAACTTTGTCATGTTATTAACTATTGTTACATCATACTCTTTATTATCTGGTAACTTATCCTCATAAGTGATGACATTAATTTCATGACCTTTCTTTAATCCAACCTGTATCATGACCTCATTCGTTTGTTGAGCGCCACCCTTATGTTGCTTAGTATTAAAATCTTGTATCCATAAAACTTTCATTTATTTTTGTTTCTAAATTATCAATAATAGCCTTTGCACTCCTTGTTTCTTCTATCTTTCGCCTTGCACTAAAATCCATTGTATGAGGTAGTATAGCAACCAAATGTTCAATACTCTCTACATCGTCAACTTTTACGAAATGAACCCTATCTCCAAATACTTTCAAATCCTTATGTCCTGCCAGTTTTGTTGTTATAACTTGTAATCCCATACATAATGCTTCTAATACCAATGTAGATATACCCTCCATATCTCCATTTTTAGATCTTCTACTAGGTGCTATCAATAACCAAGATTGCTCAAATAAGTCTTTTATACCATCTCGATCTAACCACCCTATGAACTTTGCTTCACCTGAGATTGCTTTTAACTTAGGTTCTAACTCACCCTCACCAAAAACAGTTATATTAGGAACAGCCTTTATTGCAATATCCAATGCTTTCTTGTCAACAAACCTACCACCACAAATTACTTTTCTTCCCATTGTTTTCATTCTCACAAGCCTATCCGTGTCTACACTAGCACCCCAAAAAACTAACTTTTCTTCTGGACAACCCCATTCGATAAACTTCTTTTTATGATAACTAGATATATAACCAACAAACTTGCAATTAGGCATTTTTATCGCCTGTCTAAACTTCTTTCCATCATCTGTCCAAATATCCCAAGCGTGAGCAACAAATCCAAAAGGCTTTCCCATTTTACCAGCTTCAAGTGCTATGTGTGCAAAATGAGATAAAATAAAATCACAATCGGTAACATCTACAATAGGTTTTACCAATCTATGAATCTTTACATCATAACCTCGAGAAACCCATTCCTCGATTTCTAAAGGAATCCAAGTTTCACTAGCTATTGGATAATCGTATAAAACATAACCTATTTTCATTCTAATATCTTACTTAGCTTATCTTTTAGATCTGAAAATTCAAAACCTTTTCGCCTTGTTACAAATTTTGTAACTTTCATTGCTTCCTTTAATAATTTCAATAGTTGTTTCTTATTACCTCTTTCTGCTATTCGTATATGTTTATCGTTTCCTGCAACCTCTCTTAATGCCCCTCCATCTTGAATAACACATTCCAACCCCATATACCTTGCTTCCGCTAACCACATTCCATAACCTTCATAAGGACTTGGACTTAATAAAACCCTCGCCCTTGCAAAGTAATTATATTTAATTTTATCAGGTTCATCATAATGAGCCACAACACTATCTCTTAATTCGTACTTGTCAATCCATTCTTCAAGCCTTGAATTAAGACTACTCGTAAATATGTGAAATTTCCAACCTTTTGTTTTTGAAAATGTTTCTAATGCTAACTCAAAACCCTTATCCCTTTCGCCTGTCATTCCAGTAGCAACAATCCATTTATTCCTCCGTTTACTTTTATGCTTTCTAGCTTCAATTTCATTTACACAAGGATACAGAAAGTCTGATTCCTTTTTATAATAATCTTTACAAACCTCTTGAGCAAACTTTGTTAGGAATATTGTTTTCAATTTATCTGTTGACCTTATCATTTCATCAATTTCATAATAACCATTCTTCTCTAACCCTAATCTGTCAGAATCATACAATTCAATCATTGGAATTGGATCAAAGGTAAAACAATAACCCTGTCGACCTGTTCTTATGGAATTTTTAGCACAAGCCATATTTCCCTCTTGAACAGCACCCATATAAATATCAGCTTCAACTTCTAAATTCATTATATCTTCAATAGGAATAATAACTGTTTTATAACCTCTATTCCATTTTAATTCCCCCTCCCAAAAAGGATTGAGGTTTGTATAAATAGTTACATTGTAATCCAAATCGGCAAGGGCTTGTAAAATCTGATAGCAGAATATCCTACCACCTGAATACATATCACGGTTTTTCAAAAAGAAAGCTATTGAGGCTTTACTTCTTTGATTTCTTGGATTGTTTATTTGATACTCTTTTTTTTTTAGGTTTTTTGATGACAGCTTTAATATTTTCGCTGATAATCTCAAACCTGTTTTTCGTACTGAGTAGTTTTCTCTTACCCATTCTGACCCCTCCTTTCCCATGTTCCAACAAGTTATTCTATTATTATACGCCCATCTCATTTTCTTTTTTAGGTCTACCTTGCTAGGTTCAACCATTTTACCAACGACATTTATATCAAAGTTTTCGTATATAGGGTCTATTTCACCTTTAGTTTTTAATTCTATAAAATACCTACTATCAAAATACTCTGACATACCTGAAGCGTCTGGTATTATTGATGTAGTACCACAAGCCAATGCCTCCAATGGAGTTAATCCAAATCCCTCTCCCCTTGATGGAAATACAAAACAATCTGCTTTATATAATAATTCTCTTAGATTATCCTGCGATACACTTTCAAGAATAATATCTATATTAGGATACTGCCCTTTCAGTATTGGAAATGGCAACTGTCTTGCAACCGATTTGAATATCAACCTTACATCTTCCTGACCCTCAAACTCCTCAACAAAAGCATTGAATAAAATATCCCAACCTTTTCGCAGATCAAAGGCATTGTACATAAGAAAAGTAAATACACCATCATCTTCTTTTTCTCTATAATAAAAGTTTTCAGGATTGTAACCCAATGGAACAACCTCAGTCTTAACTCCTCTCGTAGCAAAAGCCTTTTTACAGAAATGACTAGGAACAACTACTAAATCAGCCATGTTCAAATATTGAACCCAATTGGGATCTATACTCGTACTTTCAAACATTGTGTAAATAATTTTCTTTTCCGTTTGTAATCCCTGAACTTTATCTGGATACGAATATATCATACCAATTTCCTCACTGTTGTAATCGTGAGTAACTTCTATTCCTGCATCTTCTAATGAATTGATTAAAGGGTCTGTAGACTGTCCGTATCCGTGTGGATTTTTGTTATTTTCCCTAAAATATATGCGTATTTTCTTTGATACTTTCCTTTTCAAACCCCTATTGAATATTCTAATTTCTTCTTCTGTAGCTTCTCGGCAACCTGTAGCAAGTAATATCTCAATATCTGTTTCTGCGACTTCAACAACTTTTCCCTTGCCATTTACTAATATTGCCATCTTCTTTTTTAACTAAAGGGTGGCAGATTTCTCCACCACCCCATAACTGTAACTAATCTCAAGCATAGTTGACATCAAACAAGAACTCATCTCTGAGTGCTTTTATTCCATAAAGAATGTCTAATGTAACCTGAACACCAAGTGCATTTGCATCATAAGAACTTGTTATTCTTAATGATAATCCTGATTCAGGATCACTTACAACTGACTGAGAAACTCCCATACCATCTCCATCTGTTGGTAATGGTCTAGTAGCTAATACTAAAGCATCTCTAGTATATGCCAAGTTATGATAATTTGTAGGTGAGCCACTTGTAGCAACTAATTGTGATTCAAACACATTTATCCCAAAGATATCACCAACTTGACCCTCAACAACTGGTCTTGCAGAACCGTATTCACTAACCTTTGTAAAGTTACTTGTTTTCAATAAGTAGTTAATTACTGATGGACAAGCATAAAGATACTTAGGTTCAAGAATAGGAACTTTTGCATCTACAAATGCTTTTCTAATATTCAACATTGAAGTAATTACTGTAGCATCTGAAGTTTCATCAAATGTGATGTCTGAACCTGCATTCGCATGTTGGGCTGTTAAAGCTGACTCAACGCTCTCTGCCAACGCAATAACTGCATCTCGAATATACAATCCTCTCAAATCCTGATTTGCCATTGCTCTAGCAGGATCTTCTACCAAGAATGTAACTTCTTTCCATTGATTCAAAACAACATCAACCTGATCATCTGCTGGTGCTTGTTTTGTAACATTTGTGTTTGTTGTTTTCGTGTTTACCGATAATGCACCAGTTTTAGGAATATGAATCGTATCTCCATACCTTGCAACTGTTGTATCAAAATCTCGTCTGATTGTTCTTGTTAAATTAAGATACGACCTCAATGCTGTCAATGCTTCTGTAGCCCAAAGTTCTGGAATGAAGCTGTCAGCCTGTGTCGTATTGATTGACGCATAATCTGCCATTTTTCTGATTTTCTAATTTTATCTTGTGTAATCTATTCTACCCTCTTTCTGCCATTGTGCGATTTCTCCCTTGTGTTCACTATACCAATTAACATCTTTCAATCTTTCTATTAACTCGGTCTTGGTAATAACAAAATCTCCACTCTGACTTTGAGTTGTAGTATTAGCTGTACTTCCAATGTTAGGACTTACATTTTTGCCAACTAAATAAGGTTTCTCAGCTAAAAGAGTTTCTACCATTTCAGGTATATTGGTAAAATTTCCATCTTTATCCTGAACCAACTTTGATCTGTCTAATAGTTTAACAACTGCCTCTGTGTCCAAAACATTGAGTTTTGAAGCTGTCGCAACTATCTGACTTGTTAAAGCCGTTTCTGATAACTTAGATCTCAATTCCTCCAACTCTTTTTCCTTAGCCTCTAAAAGTTCTTGAAGTTTACCCTCCTCTTTCAACTTCTTCTGATGTTCTTTTTCCTCATTAGCTTTGATTTCTGCTAATTGAGTTTCGGCTGTCTTGGCCCTTTCGTTTAACTCTTTGAATCGTGGGTGTTGGAATACCTTTTCCCATTGTTCATCAGTTAAATCTTCAGTGTTTTGAATCTCTGCAGATTGTCCTGTAACTTCCTTAACATCAGAAGTCGCATTATTGTTAGGTTCTTTCATAAAACTTTCCTTTCGTGAATCCGTTTTTTACGAGCAACGAACTCGATTTCACAATTTATTACTTACTCATAACATTATTTGAAATGCCTGTCAAATAACTATTCTATATATGGTCGTACCCTGTGACGGCAATTAGGGTGAAAGACTGAGTCCTCATAGGCTTCTTCTAGTGCTGGATAATCCTTGTTCTTACCTGTGATACTCACTATCTTATCCTCCCAAGCCCTACAAATATCACACTTGCAAAGTGGATAACTCGTAATCTTTCCTAGATCCCAATCGTTTTGCAACATTTGATTTATAACCCCTTGATTGTATACATTCATCATATCTGTTCTAGCAAACATTTCTGCGTAATCTTCAACATTCCAATTCCTACCTATTGTATCTTTTATCGGTAATCCCTCTTTAACAAAAAATGATATTAACTGGTCTTTAATCATTCTAAGGTTGTAAGGAGATAATCTTGTATTTGCTATCATATCTTGGACAATAGTTGTTGTTGTTTCGTTTAATATCCTGCTGGTACTTCTCCTCATTCCAGAAATTATTGCATGGGTAAATGATAAGGACTCATCTATCTTGCTTTCCAATAATGTACTATCAGTCTTTGAAAATATGATACTTGTTACTCCAACCTTTTTTAGATATTCATATACATCTGTTGTACCATACATATATGCAGTTTTTAGATTGCCCCTTATCCAACTGTCGTTTTTATCAGCAAGTGTTTTCAACTCCTCATCTAAATCAGAAATAATCCTTGCCCTAGAATATTGAATATCAGAGTCAATCTGACTTTCAAACATTTCTTGAATATTGACCTTGCTCTTTCTATAAAGACCCTTAAACAGCAACGCCCTCTTTGTTACCTGCTTGTAATTCATTTTGTTTTAAGTGAAATATCTCATCTGAATTGAAATCAGCACCACTTTTCTTTTCTTCTTTTATCTCCTCGACTAATTCCTCCGCTTCAACATCTTCTAGATCATGAATACTCTTTACTGCCCTCATTTGTGTAGTCAATCCACTTTGATATAACAAACTCTGATTCTGAATATCCTCCACCTTATCATCAATAACACCATCAGCAAATGTAACAAGTGCGTCAATCGGTTGACCTTTATAAGCAACTCCATTCGATTTCATTCCTGTATTAGCAAACTTACTAGCAATTCTAATAGCACTCTTTATAGCTTGTTCGTAATACAAAGCCTTTCTATTCTTTTTTGCTAAAGTTCTTAACATTCTCAATTTCAATGCACGACCTGATTCTGCACCAGTCCTACCCTTGTCAATTCCAACCACATCAGGACTTACTTCTCCAAATAAGAATATCATTTCAATTAGTTTATCAATTTCTGCAAAGGCACTTTCTAAATTAGCATTCCAAACAATATATTCAGGTTTTCCCTCACCACCACGAACCTCAACCATTCCCAAAGAAGATTTCTGGACATTACCATCTTCATCTAACACACCTTCAGGAACTGCTAGTATAGGATCACTATGCTTGTCTAAAATATTATCAGTTTTAGTAATCCTATTATTCACAGCAAAGAACAAGGATTCAAGATCATGATAATCGCTTGTACCCCAAAAATTATTGTTAAGCCTGAAGTTAGGAACATGAACAAGTGGTATCTCATCAATGCCAGTTAGTACAACCTCCTCTAAATTCTCACCAGTCAATTCATTGTATTCTTTTACCGATATATTTTTTACTATCTCCTGTGCTGTACTATCTTTCATTAAATGTATAGTAGTAAATATACTTCCTATAACATAATTCTCTTTAATTAGGTAGGTATCATTACCAACTTCTCTTTTATGTGCAATTATTGCTTCTTTAGGTGCTTCTCGATAATTATCTCCAATGACTGGATAATACATTGCAGGGTTTATGTCTTGAATATAAATGTTACTATCTCTTGCCCCTATTCTTAAAAGTGCATCACCTCTAGCACTATTCATTAGGGAGGATTCGTATAATTGAACATATAATTGATTTTCTTTTATAAGCGAGTCTATAAACCCTTGCTCTTTATCATTACCCTCAATAGAAACCTTTTCGCCAAACAATACATCTGAAATCACCTTAGATAAAAGCCCAGCGAAGTTGCAAGTAATATATCTCAAGTATTGATACTTTTCTGAGAATGTATCGCCCATTTGTTTTATATAAGAGGAATAATGTTCCCCTATGAGTAGCTTTTCATAAGAGGAGTATCTTCGTAACCTTTCAAGTGAACTATCATCTGGAAATTTCTCATACTTTGCCATTTTTATAATCCTAAATTGATATAGTATATTTTATCACAATTACCTGAATAAATTAGGTTTGCTCGTGAATGTCCTTACAGTTCCCTTATTCCCCAATTTCATTATCGCTAAATATCTACTCGCATCAATTCCGTGATTATTAAAATCTATGGGTTTATTAGGTACAACTTTTCCATTCCTATCTTCAACATACTTATAATTTCTAAATTCTTTTTCAAGATTCAAACTACTCTTTGTAATATGTATTTTCCTAGCTTTTAATAGATCAATACCATATCTTATAGAATCAGCACCCTTGTCAGTCGCCCTTATATTCAATCCATACCTATATATTTCTTCTATGCTTTTAGGTTCCGCACTATCTGCATATATTTCAACACTTCTATCAATTCCCTTTACTTTCAAAATATTAGCAATATCCTGATTTAATAACCCTGTTTCGTACACCAATTCATTCAAATATAATTCATTATCCATTATATAAACCTCTATAACAGCGGTAGGGTCTACCGAGTACCCAAAATCTAATCCCAATCCTAGTAACTTCGCTTCCTCTGGAATACCATTAACAATATCCCAATTCGTAAATATAATTCCCTCTGGTCTGGCAATTTCCCCTAAACCATAGACTTTCCACATATAATTATCCGCTGTACCCCTTGCTATGTTTTCTGGAGTAGGTTCATAGGATAATATTTCTTCCCTAATAGTTTTCTCAAGAAACGGATTATCTAATTGTGTAGATTTTATTACCAGAACATCTTTTCGCTTTTGAATATCATAAACCCATGAATCATCACCAGCAGGATTGTAATCTATAAAACCACCTTTTTTCGTTCTGATTTTCAACTGGTCAAACGACTGTTTACTAACACTCATTGCTTCATTTATCCAAAAAAAGTCCTGCGTCCTACCATGTAATTTTTCTGCGTAATCCAATCCAAAGAAAGCAAATTCACTTCCGTTTATCTTATAGATCTGGTCTTGTCTATTTGCATTTATTTCTGGAGATATTTCTAATTTATACATATCAACCATTTTTACAAGGTCTTTTAATAAAGTAGATTTTATCCATGTCAATCTATCCCTAACAATCGTATAATCTTCATTCTGACCCTCCAAAGCCCTCATCAACAACACCTGTAATATACTCCAGCTCTTTGAACTACGACTTCCACCCTCGTGAACAATATATTTGTACTTATCCAAACCCATCACAGTTTCGTAAAAGAGCCGAGTACCTTTAATTCTGAGTTCCATTTATTGGATTAATTATTTCAACAACTATTTTATCTATCTTCTCACCTCCACTTGTTACATCAGTTTGCAGTGGTGCTTTGCTTACATGTCGATCTAACCAATCGGTCATAAACTTTTCTTTCGTCATGTACTGGGCAAGTTTAACCTCTCTGACCGTGTGCTTATCTGGATTCTTTTTAATATCTTCTAATAACTCCTGTAATTCTGCGAAGGTCATATCACCCATTTTCATAAATTCATCTAGTATCTTCTGAGCCTCTCTCCTTCTTTCCCAGCCCTTAGACTTTGCCTCTGGACTTGGTTGCCTATCAGATGTAAATGGCGTTAAGTTTTTAATTCCCACGTTTTTGTCCATGTTTTTATAGCTTCTTATATCTAAATAAACACTCACTCGGTTGCGATTTATTTACACCTCCTGACAAGGTAGACTTCTGAGGAAATCTTAGCACAACCTCAAAGTCGTCTGGTGCTTTATAACTCGATATATACACGGAGTTCTTCTTAGAAGTAACTCGCACCCACTCCCAGAACTCTTTATGACTAAATCCGCCCTCTGCATATTCCGCTGTACCCTCGTATGGTGGATCGCAGTATACTATGGCACCATCTGGTATATTAACCTCTCTGTAATCCTTTGAGTATAGCTCTAGTTGCTCTAGTCGCTCTAGTTGCTGTAGTTGCTCTAGTTGCTCTAGTTGCTCTAGTCGCTCTAGTCGCTCTAGTCGCTCTAGTTGCTCTAGTTGCTCTAGTCGCTCTAGTTGCTCTAGTCGCTCTAGTTGCTGTAGTTGCTGTAGTTCCAATATTCTAGCCTTTAACTTTTTACTTATACGAGCTAGTGCCAACCTTCTTTTGTGCCAATTGTCCAACTTCAGTAAACCATCAATATACCTTTGTGGAATTGATGGTATAAGCTCGTTTATCAAAGTTTGGTCTTTATTTATCACTAGCTCATGTCCAGCCCTTTTGTATGGTTCGACATCCCTTCCAAACAAGTAGCCCTTCTGGTTATTACCAAATGACCACACACACATTACATAACCAACATACCATTCCTCATATTCCTTAGGACTGTTTGTTACCCTGTCGAAATCTTCTCTTGTTATAAACTTAGTAACTATTCTATCTTCTAGTCCGTCAAATATCGTTTTTTCTAGCAAGGAAGTCACATATCCGTTCTTGTCATTAGCAATCACATTCCAGCCTTCTTTTATAAAATACTCCGATATGGCAAACCCACCACAAAACAGATCAACCAATATATTGCCCTCTGGTTCTAGGTTTTTTATCGTTTGATATATTAACCCTGCCGACTTTCTTTTAGAACCTAAATAAGGAACAGCCATATATTACACCCTAATGTTAATACTCTCACCACATTTTGGACAAATGGTTTCGATATCTCTGAACTTCTTTTCTCTATCTTCTGTCCCTTCAATATCGTCAAAGTCCATATCTTCTATGATCATATCTTCAGCACCAAGCTCACCAAGTACATCTTCAAAGTTTAACAGCTTTTCCATATCCCATTCTCCAGAATGTCGGTTACTTAATATCCCTATTTTCTTAATTTCATCTTCTGTTAGTTTTCTTTCTGGAACACTTACCGCAGTATCAACCTCTCCGAGCTTAAGTAACGCTCTAAGCCTTTGATTCCCAGCAATTACTGTGTTATCCGTATCAATTATTAATGGATCAAAATTACCCAAATCATCCACACTTGATACAAGCTCGTCAAACTTCTCATCAGATATATTTCTTGGATTATCTTCCCAGTTGCGTAATTCAGACAATAATCTTGTTTCTGTGTGCCACTTCATAATCTAGTTATCTAGTTTATATATATATTAGGCTGGGTAGTTCGGAGCGGTTTCACTCTACGGCTTAACTGCACTTAGTCTGAATCCCCGACACTTAACACATTCGTTTACTAGTATTCGGTGTTAGTACATAATCAGACACCTA